CTATACGGAAGGCGGCCCACTCATTCCATAGGAATCGCCGGTGTCAATCAACTTCGGACAATTTCCCACTCCCCGACTGCCTTTGCAGAGCGGGGATATTGTCGTCGGTTACCAGATCGTCAATAGTGTTCCGACGCTCGCCCAGTACTCGATGCTGCAGCTGGCCGGCGTGCTCGGTCCGCTCATCGGCACGCTTCCACCCAGCGGACCCGCTGGCGGCGATCTGTCGGGCACTTACCCAAACCCGACGGTTAGCGCGGTACACGCGACTTCTGGCAGTCTGTCCGGCGTTTCGTACACTGGCGGCGCGATCACTGGTAGCACCATTGCGACAACAACTGTTGCAGCTACGGTGACGGGCGTCACCGGCAACGGTGTTGAGAACAGCACGCAGCTGGCAACGGATGCTTTCGTCAATCAGCAGATAATCCGCTTTTCCGCAAACGTCCCGCTTCACATCACCGGCGGCACGTATAACCAGGCGGTGACGGGGACTGGCGTCCAGTTCGTTATTTTCACGATTGGCGGCGTAATCAGTAGCGTAGTGTCGGTTATCTCCGGCGGTACGGGCTACGCCGTGGGCGACATGCTGCTAGTGTCGGGTGGAAATTTTGACGCGCGCGTCCGCATCACAAACGTGATCGGTGGGGTTGTACAGTCGGGCGGTATCGAAGTTCTGTACGGCGGCACGGGGTACACAACGGGCGCTACGGTGCAGGCCGTGGACGTACCGCCGGGGCAGCGCACGATCACTATGACGGGCATACTGACCAGCAATGTCACGTATATCCTCGCGAACGGCAATTTCAACAACGCATCCCGCCGCCCGGAGTTCGTGAACAACACGACGGGCGCCTTTACTATCACGGTCAAGATCAGCAACGGCGCCGGCGGCTCGACGGGCACGGGCGTTGTTTTGCCGCAAGGTACGAACAATTCGACTGCGCTCACACTGCTGACGGACGGCTCCACGGACGTGTGGATAGCTGATACGCCGCTCGGGATCGGCGCTATTCCCGCCGGTGGCGGTGGCGTCATCAACAATACGCCTATCGGTCCGACCACGCCTTCTACGGGCGCGTTCACGACGTTGAGCGCAACGGGCAACTTCACGCCCTCGCAGACGAACGGCATTGTCGGTACGACCACGAACAACAACGCGAACGCGGGTAGCGTGGGCGAAATACTTACCGCTAGTACGTCTACGACCGCAACGTCGAGTGGTGTGCCAATGAACGCAACCAGCGTCAGCCTCACGGCGGGCGATTGGGACGTAACAGGCATTGCACAGTTCAATCCGGCGGGAACAACCGTAACGACTTCAGCGCTCGCCGGCATAAACACTGTTTCGGCAACTTTCGGTACGGTTGCGGCGGGCATCAATAACTTCACACTGGTGGCAGGCTTGTCGGGTAACGCGGGAGTCGCTAACAACGTAGTCGCACCGGTAACCCGAATAAGTATTGCAAGCACAACCACGGTGTTTCTTGTAGCACAGGTTGGCTTTACGACTAGCACCATGACGACTAGCGGATTCATCCGCGCACGGAGAGTCCGTTAAATGGCAACCCAACTTCTTTATGCCAATAACGCGGTAGGCACACTGGCCGCGCCGATAACGAACGTTTCTACCTCACTCACACTAAACGTAGGTCAGGCCGCGCTATTCCCGAATCCCGGCCCCGGACAGGCGTTTTACGGTACGTTGACTGATGCCGCGACGCAAACGCTGAAAGAAATCGTCCTGGCTACAGCAGTGGCGGGCAACATCGTATCGATTACGCGCGCTCAGGACGGAACGCTGGCACAGTCATGGAACGCTGGTGATTTCTTTGAGCAATGCGTCGTGGCTGCGGAGCTACGACTGTTTCAAACCGCAACCACCCCGTCGGGGACCCTGATAGGTGTTCAGGTCATCACCGCGACAGGCACCTATACACCTACCGTGGGTACTAATAGCATTATCGTTGACCTGGTGGGCGGCGGCGGCGGCGGCGGCGGCGCTGCGGCCACCACAGGGGCGCAGATGAGCATGGGTTCCGGCGGCGGCTACGGAGGATGGGTAAGGGGTCGGTTTACTTCCGGGTTTTCGGCGGCGGCGGTTACTATCGGCGCGGCAGGCGTAGGAGGAACGGGAGCAAGCGGGACAGCGGGCGGAAACAGTACTTTTCTTACGCTAACCGCAGGCGGGGGCGGGCCGGGTACGCTGCCCGGTTTCGGCCCATCGACCGTGAACTACGCACTGAATGGCGGCGTAGGGGGGTCCGCTACAGGGGGTTTCCTGAATGTGCCGGGAGCACCCGGTCCGAGTTTCACGGCGGCGGGCATAAGCATTCCGTCTGTTTCCGGAGAAGGCGCCGGGGGTGCTTTCGGCGCGGGCGGACCAGCGGCGCTACCTAATGCTGCGGGCAACGGTGCCTCAGGGTTCGGCGCGGGCGGCGGCGGTGCGGATAACCTCGGGAGTCAGCCGGCGCGGACGGGCGGGAACGGCGCTCCCGGCGTATTTATCGTCTACGAGTACAGCTAAATGGCGACCTACACCTATTCCGTCAATCAGCAAACCCTGATTCAGGCTGCGTTCCGCCTGATCGGACAGTTTAACGATGACAGCCCGCCGCCCCAGACAGATCTGAACAATGCTGCCCAGGCGTTGAACCTCATGATTAAGTACTGGATGAGCAAGAATTATCCGCTCTGGTGCGTGACTGACCTTTCGTTCACAGTAGTGCAAGGCCAGATCCAGTACCTGATCGGCCCAACGTCGCCCACGCCCGGTTTGCAGGCGTATCGCGTGCTGCGTATCCCGATGGCGCGCGTTCAATACGCGGATAGCGGTCCTTTTCCGCTTGAAGTGCCTCTGATCCAGATGTCGAGACAGGAATACGACCAGTTGGGGCAAAAGTCCGCGCAGGGCACGCCCAATTCGTATTATTACGATCCGCAACTCAATAACGGCGTGCTGAGTCTGTATCTCGCACCGAACGCGATTCCGAACGTGGTTATCCTGACGTGCCAGCGGCCTATCGCGGATGTCATTAACTCGACAGACAGTTTCGATTTTCCTATCGAGTGGCTGAATGCCCTGAAATGGGGTCTTGCGGAGCAACTGATTCCGGAATACTTCGTGCCCGAACCCGTCGCGGCCCGGGTTGAGCGTAACGCCCAGAAGTATTTGGAGGATAATCTCAACTTCGATCAGGAAGAAGCATCTACTTTCTTCACTCCTGATTACCGGGGCGGGACACGTATGTCGGGGCGTTACTGATGGCTGATACTCCGCGCATCCCATGGGCGCAAACCATCTCGACGCGCGATTCCACGATGGCGGCAGACGCCATCATGTACAACTATTACGCAACGAAAAACTCAGACGGTCGGGTGTTTTCCGAACGGCGGTTTGGCGTCCAGTCAGTGTTCCAGGTTACCCCCGCAATCGGGCTTGGCGCGTTCGCATTCGGTGCAACGCTGCTGACGATTATCGGCACGACGTTTTACGTGAATGGCGTCGCAACAGGCGGCGCGGTGAACGCCGGCAGTCAATATCAGTTCACGCTTACGGGTCAGGGTGGCACAGCTGTATTCCTGAAGAACAACACGAACGCCTACACGTGGAATGGCGTTACGTTGACCGCCGTTACCGATCCGAACTACCCCGCTACCACGGTGCCGGGCGTGGCGTGGCTGGACGGGTATGTGTTCGTGCTGACGCCAGGCGGAATCCTGACTAACAGCAACCTGAACACTCCCGCCACATGGGGGGCGCTTAACACGATCAACGGTAGTCTCTCGCCGGACCCCGGCGCGGCAGTCGCGCGTCTGTATAACTATGTCGCTTCGTTCGGCCAGTTCTCGGCTACGTTCTTCTACGACGCCGGCAACACGCCCCCCGGCTCCCCCCTTCTGCCGAACATTTCGGCGGTCGTGAACGTAGGCTGCGCGTCCGGTAACTCTCTGGTCGCGACCGAGAACACGATATTCTGGGTTGGACAGACACATCAGAAGGGCCGCAAGGTCTACATGATGAACGGCCTTTCGCCTCAGGCGATTTCCGATGAGTTTATCGAAAAGATCCTGAACGCTGACAATCTGGCGACGGTCTACGCCTACTACATCGAAGTGAACGGGGGTACGTTCTACGTCCTGACGCTTGGGACGAGCAACTGCACGCTTGTCTACAATGCACAGGCGGGCATGTGGTCCCGCTGGTCCAGCACTGCATTGGGCACGCCCCAGGCGGCGACTTCCGCCACTATCACGGATGGCGTGGTCACCGTTACGCTTCCCAATCACGGTTTGCACAACCCGACAATCGTGAAGGTTACGAGTCCGAATTCGGCCAGCATGTTTCTCGGCTCGTTTCTGATAAACGTGATCGATTCGAATACGATCACCTATTCGGTTGGCTCGTCGGTACTCGCGGGCGGCATAAACAGTGCGCCAATCAATTCGTTCGTCATCAACAACGAACGCGCGGGAACCGGCTCGCAAACGGGGCTTGGCAACCTGACTATCACGCCGTACATCCAGAACTTTTTCAGCCCGTCGTTCTACGCGTTCGCGAACAACACGGACTTTTTACTTGACGCGGCCAGCGGCACCACATACCAGATGCAGCAGGGCGTGTCCAGCGACAACGGCATGTTCATATACGGGTTGCTGCGGACCAATGCCGGGGATTTCGGTTCCAACAAGGAGAAGTTTTTCCCCCATCTGGAAGTCATCGCGGACAAGGTGCAGGACACCGCCTACGTCGGCTATTCGGATAACGATTTCGTGAGTTTCGGCTCTTTCCGGCCTGTCGCGCTGGGGGCGCCCCGATCCATGCTCAAGCGGTGCGCGGCAGCGCGGCGCCGGTCGTTTTCTCTGCTTTACATCGGTGGGTTTCAGGTTCGTTTCTACCAGCTGGAGCTACCCAATCTCGCGGAAGGTCCGCTGTGAGTCTGGAATTTTCGGTAGAAGCGTATCTGGACGTGGTTGACGAGATGCAACTTCTGTACGGCGCCAACTGGGCGGAAACCGGGCACGAAGACGGGCTTGACGTTGACTACGCGGCGTTTGAACAGGCGGCGCCGTCTCTCCACGTGACCGTAGCGCGGGAAAACGGGGCGCTGGTTGGCTACCATTGCGTCAGGCTTACCCGGTCATGGAAGCAGAAAAACACCCTGGTTGGCATAACCTGCATGCTGTACCTGAAGCGCAGTGCCCGAAAAGGGTTTAACGGCGTAAAATTCCTGAAATTTACGGAAAGCGCGCTTCGTGAAGCCGGCGTAAATCGATTCATCACGACGGCCACAACGCGCAACCCTTTCTACCGCCTGCTGGAACGCCTTGGCTTTTCGGAACTGGAGCGGGTCTACACAAAGGTGCTTTAAATGGGCTTTCTGGACGACGTTATTAACCCTGTCGGTGCCATTACAGGCGTTGATCCTGTCAAGCAGATGACGGGATTCACGGGTACGGGCTTCGACAAGAAACCGGGCGCGGCCTCGTCTTCCGGAGGCGCGGCGCCAAGCGGCGGGGGCTACGCAACTGGCGGGGTCGGATCGGGGCCGCCTCCTTCCGCCGGCCAGTACATGCAGCAGTTCCAGCAACAGCAGGGCAGTCCGTTTAATCAGTTCGGAGCGCAACTGGCCGCTATGGCGGCGCAAGCTCCCCCAGTGCAGATGCACAACCCGACGGCACCTTCCGCGCAGGATACGGCGGCAGCGGTCACCTCGCAGGCTGTACAGAATAAACAGCAGCAGAACCAGATGTTCGGTTTCCAGCCTCAGAATTTCTGGTCCAATTTCCCGACATGAAGAACTTCCTGAAAGTTGCGCAAGGCGTGGACGTAGCGCCGCTCGCCCTCCAGTTGCATCAGAACCCGAACCTATGGAACGAGTTCACAGAGCGGCTCGGCCCAAACGGCCCCCATCGGGACAGCGACGACATCTGGGTACGGATGAACGACCGCACGGAGTTCGAAGCGTCAGGCAACTGGAAGGGGTTCAACGACGAACACGACTCAGTATGGTACGGCGCCTACTACGCGCTGCCCGCTATCCGGAAAATCGTATTCGATCTAGCACGCCATGTTGAGGCTGAGCGTATTGGCGACATCATGATCTGGCGCGTACAGCCGGGGAAACAGATCCACCCCCACGTAGATAAGAGCTGGCACGTCGATTATTACGACAAGTTCAACGTGTGCATCCAGAGCGCGCCCGGCGCGTCGTTCTGCTACAAGGACGAATCGATACAGGACAGGCCGGGGGACGTGCATCGGTTCGTGAACACGGTCAACCATTCGGTAGTCAACAACAGCGATCAGGATTACATCGTCATGGTCGTGTGCCTGCAAACCCACGACTACGGACGGCGGTATAAGCGATGACTTTGGACGACACGCTGGGCGTGATACACTACTTTCCGACTGAAGGCAACCCGGTTTATATGCGCCGCATGCGCGCGCCAGCGGGTTACGTCATCGGATCGCACAGACACAACTATGAACATTACAGCGTCCTGTGCGCCGGCAAAGTCCGCGTCACGTACGCCAACGAAGTGGAAGAACACGAAGCTCCATCTGTCATGATCGTCCCGGCGGGTGTCGAGCACCGTATTGAAGCCCTGACAGATATCGTATGGCTTTGCGTCCACGGTACGACTGAAACGGACCGCGATAGCATAGACGAAGTGCTGATCGCGAAGGGAGAATGATATGCCGGCAGCATGGATTGGGGCAGGCGCCGCAGCTATCGGAGCTATCGGCACCCTGAGCAATAGTGGCGGGGGAGGCGGCGGTGGCGCGGCGGGTAACATCGCTTCGGGCGCGGCCAACATCGCCGGCGGCGCCCTTGCCCCCGGCGAGGCGCAGCAACTCGCGAACAGCGTCAACCCGTTCGGACAATACAATCCCGGATTTGCATCCCAGCTGGCAGGACTTGGAGCCAGCGGGCAGTTCGGTGCTAGCGCCGGCCAAAACGACCTGAACGGGCTGTCTGCGTGGGTTGACGCCCGGACTAACCCCGGACGTAACAGTCTGCTTACGTCGCTGGACAGTATCGGATCAACTTACAGCAACGCTCTCCAGAATCCGGACGACTTCTACAACTCAAAGATGTACCAGTCCGCTTTCGGGCAGGGACAGAACGCCGTCAATTCCACTCTGGCCGCGCAGGGATTGAACGCGTCAGGGAACCAGTTGGCCGCGCTTCAGAGTTACGGACAATCGTTCGGCGCGAACCAGTACAACCAGTATCTGGGCCAGTTGAGCAACGCTTACGGTCAGGCGCTAGGCGCCAACCAGCAAGCCTATTCGCAGTACGCAGGGCTAACCGGCATGAAACTCAATCAGAACCAGCAGCAGTTCAACCAGCTGGCCGCGCTCTCCGGACTGTCTACGGGCTCACCGCAGGCCGCCGCTGGCATTCTCCAGCAAGGCTATGCGAGCGCCGGACAGGGTATCGGACAGGGTATCGGCCAGTTGGCGAACGGCGCAGGGCAACTTCTGAACGGGCTAGGCGGTTCGGGTTCCGGCGGATTTACGACAGGGCTCGGTACGACTACGAACGGTGATATTTCCGGTAGCGGCCCGCTGTTCGGAACAGGAGCTGGCATTGATAATGGCGGCGGGTTCAACTACGGCGGCGAGAACACCTGGGGCTTTACGGGATAACCTATGGCAACGAAACTCTGGGGGTCGATGCTGACAGGTATCGCCCAAGGTTTTCAGGATTACCAGCAAGGTCAGGAAGATCTCGCCTATACGCGTCAGGCGAGAAT